ACCAAAGAAAGCATCCCTGCCTACTTGAAGTTGGTCAACATTGAATTTAGCAGAATTGAGTTTCCTATCCAAGTCAATGACATGATTCAGCAAGGTTTGCTGTTCAGGTGTCATATCCTCAAATTGGTACTCTACGCCATCGATTGTCACAGGGTTTGTTTTTTTCTCGCCCATGAGTTTCTCCTAATGTGCCACTAAATTCAGGTAGTGGCTTCCTGTTTTACCAAGGAGTTCCTTGTGCCGTTACAGGATTCTTCTGCAAAGCAATATTAGCTGCCAGAGCCGCTTCAGTTGCGTCTTTATCCACAGATTCCCAAACCCATGACAAAACTTCTGATTCTGTAACATTGGCATAAGGAATTGTTGGTGTTCCCGCTTGCCAAGATACTGTTGAATAGATAGAGGCTGTGTAGTCTCCATCTACGGCTGTGGCTTGCCAATGAGCGCAGAAAATGAATCCTGTTGCAATGTCGTAGTCTGTTTGACTTACCTGCCAAGTTGTTGTCGTAGTCATAATTTACCTTTCAGTTTATGGGTGTGATGCTTTGTAGGCATCGAATTCTGCTTTGAGTTCTTGAATAGCCGCAGTCAATGTAGCCACCAAGAATGATGTGTCAATACCTTGGTATTTAGGATTGCCATTCTCATCAACAGCATCTTTTTCGCCTACTACTGCTTGAGGACAAACTTCAGCCAACTCGTGAGCAATAAATCCTTCGCCATCCGAGCCGTCAACATTCCACTTATATGTTACTGGTTTAAGTTGAGCCACTTTAGCCAAAGCGCCTGTCATCGGTGCTACCGAGTTTTTCAAGCGGTAGTCAGATGACGTTACATAAGAAGTGGCAGAAACTGTACAAGAGATATTTCCAACAGAAGTACCAGATGAATTTCTAAAGTTAGCCGCATAGTATGTGTCGTTGGCATTACCAATGGATAACGCAATTGAATTTAAACTTCCAGCCGCATTAATACTTACTCTTGCAGAGTTAAATGCACTTGTAGTACCCGCCATGAAGTTACCGCTTGAATCTATGCGGGCAGTTTCTGACGCGGCTCCAGTTCTAAATATATTGGTATCTGCATCAATATAATTTACAGATGTGCCGTTATACCCAATACGCAAAGCCCCTGGGTTTGTTCCAGCGCCCACTACACGAAGTTTGGAATCAGCAGAACTAATGCCTATTCCAACATTGCCACTAACTGCCAATGCCGCAGTAAAACTTGTATATCCAATACCAAAGTTACCGCTAGAGTCTATTCTGGCTCGTTCTGCCGAACCAGTTTCAAAAGTCATTGGTGTTGAGTTATTTGCACTCAGCGTCAATTGGGAAGCATTGCTATAAATATAGCCGCCCAAAGTTCCATTTACCCCAAATTCAACAATGGACAATTGACCCGCCGCAGAATTAAGCGTAAGTGCTTTTCTAGAACTACCAGTTAATGTTGAAGTTGCTCCAACAAGCAAATTCCCACTTGCATCCAGAGTCATCGCCTGAGTAAAGGAGATAGCGTTTCCTGCTGTGCCTGATGGGGCTGTGTACCAAATATGCTTGCCATTAGTTTGGTTATATTGAGATGCAAAGTTTGTTGCACCATATTTCCATCCTCCGACGTAGTAAGCATTAGACGAAAAATTAATATCATTTGAGCCAGCAAAAATACCATTGCCAACTGCTCCAACTTCAATTGCCCTATATCCAGAACCACTCAGACCCCAAGCACTTGGAGTAACTCCCAAGCCTAGATTGCCTGCGCTGTCGAGGGTGGCTCGTGTAAGTCCAGAGGTTTCAAATGCCAAATAGCCAGTTTCTTGGTTTGAAATTGTGGCGTTTACGCCATTTAAGTAAACCAACAAGCCATCGCTAGAAGTAACACCAGACGTAGAATTTGCCAATTGCAATACTGGCAAAGTTGCTTTGTAAAGCGTTGCGAGGTAGTTAGGCGAACTCGTCCCAATACCCAGACCTGTCGAGGTTAGGCGCATACCTTCTGTGCCATTGATTTGATACACAAACGGCTTATTGCCTTCGTTTGTGAACAACATTTGTGCTGATGCAGAATCAGCGGTAATCCCCGCAACCTTTCCAGCAGCGCCACCAAAAAACTTGAAAGTCGGGCCTGTGCCATCTGCGTACAGGCTCATATATTGGTCTGTGGCCGCAGCGCGAATCACATTGAAATTCGTCCCATCAAAAGTAAGCGCAGAGCCACTTGTCAGAACCTTTGAACCATTGAGATAGGTTACTCCGTTGGCTGTGCCTCCAGAGAGGGTTACAGAGCCTGATGCTGATAGGGTAGTGAAAGCACCAGTAGTAGGAGTAGTAGCTCCAACAGTTCCATTGATGTTGATAGAGGCTGTACCTGTAAGGTTAGTTACAGTACCGCTAGAAGGCGTACCCAATGCACCGCCATTGACAACTGGTGCGCCAGCAGAGCCTACATTAACCGCTAGAGCTGTAGCCACACCAGTTCCTAGACCTGATACACCTGTAGAGATAGGCAAGCCTGTAGCGTTTGTTAAAGTCGCACTAGAGGGAGTACCAAGGGCAGGAGTGACCAAAGTTGGTGAGGTAGCCAATACGTTACTACCAGAACCTGTATTAGCTACAGAAACTACATTCTTACTGGCATCTAACGCCAATGCTGTAGAGGCTGTTAAACCAGATAGCGTAGTTGTACCAGATGCACTCAATGTAGTAAACGCACCTGAATAAGCCGTAGTAGCACCGATAGTGCCGTTCATAGGGCCGTTAAATGGGTCACCAGAAGCACCTGATTGCCAGCTACGAACTTGAGCCATCAAGTCACGGATAGCATCGTTAATGCCAGATGGCGCACAGCCCTCTGCAATGTTAATGCCATCAATGTCTGTGTTGCTTGCAGGAGTGGTACTCCATTCGCTGATTTTTGTCTTTGCCATGTTTTAGTCCTTGGGTTGATTTGCTTGATAAAGCAGATTGAACATTGTTGGATAGTCTAATGCTGGTAACTTGTTCTGCACATCAAGCAGACCTTTAGCGACACGACCTGCGCCATAAGCGGCTTCACCAACTAATCTTGGCGACGATACGCCACCATAAGCTAAAGTCAATGGAAGACCACCAAGGCTAAATGCGCCTAAGCTAGTAGGAATACTTGTAGCACCTTGAATACCACGAGGCGTAATTTGATTCAATGCTTGACCAGCTAATGAAGGCATCAACTGACGACCACCTGTTGCCTCAAGTTCTTGAGCCAAACGCAAACGTTGTCCATAGTTTGTATTGACATTGTTTCGCATCAAAGATTGCAATTTACGCATTGCAGTATCTACAGAGGCTTTCTTACCAAGAGACAATGCTTTTTCAATCTCTTTGATTTGCTCACTTGCATCAGCATAAGCCTTCATTGTTTTGGCGTATGTAGGTGCTTGCTTGTTAATCTCATTTTTAACAGCGTTATACACCTCGCCAACAACAAGTCGTTGCTGTGTAGATTCAAATGGAATACTCTCTAAAGTCTCACCAATGCTTTGTTTTAAAGCATCTAAACCTTCAGGAGTGTGGAAGTCTTTAGGGTCAAACGATTTCCACTCAGCAACCTTAGCCTCAACTTCTGCAAGTTTTTGTGCAGCAGCCTCATTCTTAATCTTGCCTTTAAAGACAACCTTAGACTGAGCATCAGACAAGGCTTTATCAATTCCTGCGAAATCAAGAACAGACTTATCGCCTTTAATGTTTTCCATGTTGGCACGATATGCTTGCTGACGCTGGCGACCTAATTCAGCAATGTTTTGTTTGGCGGCATCAAGAACAGCAGTCTGTTCAACATTGCCACGCATATTTGCTTTAAGAGCCTCACCAGCCTCACCACCAACTAATCCAGCTTTATAGGCTTGTGCAATAGGCTCACCACCTACACCAGTAGTTAAACCTAGTGCTTGCTTAGTAGCAGCGCCACCCAATTCAGCAGTTTTACCAAGTGCTTTGGCAGATAGCATCAATGGGTCAACAGCACGAGCAGCAGTAGCTAACGCAGGTGCAACACGAGTGGGCAATGTAGCACCAGCAGTCAGAATAGTAGACAAGTCAGCCATAACACCTGCTGGGTCTTTTGCAATCGCTTGTTTTGCACCTTCTGCACTACCATATCGGTTGACATAGTATTGACCAACTTTTGCAGCTAGTTCACGGCTTGGCTTGTCCTCGCCAATCATTTGAACTAATTTTTCTGGTAAAACATTTTGCAAAGCACCTGCACCAAGGTCTAAAACTGCTTTAGTTGTTTGAACAGGGCTTGTGACTGCTTGGTAAATGTCGCCAACCATATTGGCAACAGATGGCCCAAAACTTTTTACAGCTTCAAGTGGCACATCAGCAAGAGCAATGGGTTTAGGAGATGAAGCCTTCTCCATCTCATATCTGCGTCTGAACTCAAATTCTTCTAGTTCATCCATGATTAACCCTTAGTCTGCTGTTTTAACCATTGTTGATAGCGGTCTTCTTTTGCAGGAGAAAACTTAAATGGTGTTGGAACTTCAGGCACAGGTTTGCTAGAACCTTCAGGAACTTTTGCGTAACGCTCTTGAATTTGACGGATTGTCTCAAGTGCGGCTTTACGAGTTTCAACTGGCAATGTTGAATCACCAACCTGACCAGCCATTTCACGATAAAGCAAAACATCTTTATCAGACTGTGGGCCTGACATTTTAGGCATCTTAGCAACCAATGCACCTTGAATTGCTTTCAGCTTAGATGCAGCTTGTGCGCCTTCAGTAGATTTACCTAATGCACCAGCAACAACATCAACAGCAGTACCAGTCAAAGAGCCTGTAGCCTTATCAAGCAATGCTTCAGCTTGGTCAATCAATTTAAGCGATTCTTTAGCCTCAGTAACTGGTTTTTGACGTTCTTCAGCTTTAGCTTCTGCTTCTGCTGTACGAATAGCCAAGTTACCTTTTGCAATTTCTCCTTGCAATGCACGAGCTTCAGCAGATTGTGCAAGACCTTGCCTACGGAACTCAGCCATTTGCTCTTGTTGAGCCTTAAGGTTAGCTTGTGCTGTTTCTTTATCTTGCGCCCTTTGAGCCATTGAAGCCAACTCAGAAACACGCTTATCAGCCAAGTCTGGGTCTAAACGACCACTTGCCCAACTCTTAGCATATTGGTCTGCCAAAGTCTTAATGTTTTTTGGGATTGTTTCGTCTTGAGTAAATACTAAGAAAGGATTATCTTCTTGTTTTTGCTCAACACCAAGACCAGCTTTGCGCATCTCTGGGACTAGCTTAGACAACTGAGCTAATTTAGCTTGACCCTGTTCAGAAGTCATCAATTGATTGATAACTTGAGGAGTCAAACCAGTACCAGCAGGTTGTGGCTGATTAGGGCCAGCAATCTCTTTGCCCATCATGTTAGTCAATGGAGTCTCAGCAAAAGTCTCAGGACGATATGCTGACTGCACAATGTTTTGAATACGTTGTTGTTCAGCTTGAGCTTGTTGCTCTTGTTGCTTCTTACGAACCATATCTTGCAACTGAGCATTTTGCAATTGCTCTTGCAAATTAGCTTGCATAGCACCTTTATATGCTTGCTGACCTTGCTGAAGACCTTGCAAGATAGATGGTGCTACTTTACCACCTTGAAACAAACGACCTGCAAGCGCATACAAAGCCTGTGCTTGTGCTTCATCTTTAGTCTTTTTAATGTCTTCTGGAGACATTCCAAGCAGACCCATTGTGTCTGCCCCACCTGTTCCAAAAATGTCTAATAGTCCTGCCATGATTATTCCTTATGGGCCTGTACCAAACAATTTGTTCCATCCAGAACTTAACCATCCAGTATTCTTCTCAAGACCACCAAGCACAGCAGCAGTACCTAATAAATTTTGCAACCCAGATGGGCTTGTGTCTTGAGTCTGTTGCGCCCTATTGATAGGGTTTCCATAAATGGAAGACAAGTAATTCTGCAAGTTAATTTGAGGTTGATTTTGCAAGAAGTTAAAACGCTGAATGTCAGCTTGTTGTTGCTGACCTGTGTAGCCTTCACGCATCTGACCTGCGTTAATCAAGTTTTGAATGTCTTGGTAGTCAGCACTAGCCATAGCAGGAGAAGCCAAAGTAGCGGCTTGCTGTCTTGCACGTTCAGCATCATAGTTCTGATAAGCCAATTGACCTGCTGTGTTAGCCAATGACTGACTAAATGCACCAGTTGCTCTATCTTGCAATGAACCCATTGCACCAGAACCATAACGCCCTGCCAAACTAGCCTTACCAGCAATGTCACCCAAAGATTGTTTAAACTGGCTCTCAGCAGCTTTAGCAGCAGGTGCAAATGCACCTTGGAAGAATGGATTGCCACCCAAAAACTCACCAGATACTGTACTTTGCAGTTGATTCTGAGCAGATTGCAACAAAGGATTACCCAACTTAGCACGAGCCTCTAAAGCCTGTAATCCTGTTTGAGTAGTAGTAGATGGGCTAACAAATGTAGGGCCACCATAATACTGTGGGCCACCAGCTTGATACAAACGCTGTGCTTCACTCAATCCATAACCTAAATATGGCTGAATAGCAGGGTCAATTCCAGATGATGTTGCCGCAGGTGTCTGCGTCATTGCAGGAGGCGCAGGGTTTGATGTAGGCGCACCAGCAGTTAATTGATTAGCAAACAAAGGTTGCATTGCAGTATATGGAGAATTTGCTGTAGCTACTGATTGAGTTGCTGGCATTGGCAAATTAGCAACATTAAACCCAGCAGGCATGGTTGCTGCACCATATGGTTGTGCTGTTGGCATCAAAGGAGCTTTAATCGACATTGCTTTTTCTAAATTAGGCTTTAGAGAATTAAGCCTTTCAAAGTCTGATTCTTGACCGCCATACATTAGTTCTAGCTGTGCTGGGGTAAATTTTGAATAATCAAATTGACTTGGGTCTGATATCATGGAACTAATCTCCTAAAAGTTCGGATTCCATGATGGGTCATCCACGGAATCCATTTTAATCAAATTTTGTTAAAAATCAACCTATAACAGCATATTTATACGTTTTTCCAGCAGTTGTATTGGCTAGATGCGTAATTGTTGCTGTTCCTTGTCCTTGAGAACTTACATACATTTCTGGAAGTGGTGAAACCAATGTGAAAGTAATCACACTTGATGGGATGGATGGTCTTGTGTATGGACTTGTAGATGCTGTATATCTCTCAAGATAAACCTGAGTAGATGTTGTAGCTGCAATAAGTTCAATATAGTCGCCAGCAGAAACATCAATAAAGAAGTTTGCTACTGCAATCAAATAACCATCAGTACCACCATGACTATTGACAACAGCATATTTGCTGCCAGTTCCTGTAATGTCAGTACCATTTTTTCTTAACCAAATAGTTACTTCATGGATTTGAGTATCCATGTTGGCAAACTGTAAGCTAAATTGGACGTTATATGTACCTGCATTAGTAATCGTTACTTTATTAGAAGCAAGACTAAATCCATAAGCAGAATCTACTGTATTAAATGCAACTACTGTAGGTGTATTAGCAGCACCAAATGTTTGGTCAGCATCATTCTGGAAAGCACCACGAGGAACAATAGACCTTGATGCCTCAAACGTACTAGCTGCAAACAAAATAACGCTATCTGGGCCAATCCTGCGGTCTGTCAAAGTGGTTGTAGTAGCACCACCAGTCGCCAGAGTAATCGTGCCTGTGTTGTTAGTCTTTCCATCCATGATTCCACGGACAACTTCAGCTACAGCCCTCTGGTCACCACCAAATGTAGGAAGACTTCTAAACATCAACGAACTCCTTGAGGTGTTACGTCAACATCCACAGAAATGGCATTTTTCCAACTAGAACCAGTCGGAGTAATTTTTAACCTGTGATAGCGTCCTGCACTTCTCAATGGGACACGATTTTCTGAACTTGCAGCTACAGCAGTATTAAAAGTTACACCTTGGTCTAGCAATGTACGAGATGCAATAGCAACAGTTGCAGAGCCATTGTCAACAATAGGTCTAGCCAAAGTCACCACAGAATTAGCACCAATATCCAAGTCACCAGTAGCAATTACACCTGTCTGATTAGCACCTGTGTAAGTCATTACTCTGTCGCCTAACGTACCACCCAAGAAGTACTTGCCACCAACATACAAACGTGAATCTAATGATGTAGTCAAAGCATCAATAGAGCCTGAAATACTGTCCAATTGCTCAAGTGTTACAGATGATGTGGAAGCTTCTGATAAGTAATCAGTACCAGCATCGCCATAAGTCCACTTCTGTGTCTTGAAGTTGTAAATCAAGACATTACGATTTCCGTAAATAGTCTTATAGTTCCAAATTACAAGTTTACGGATTGGGTCAACAGCAGCAGACATTGTTCCATAATCAGAGTCAGAAGCATTGTCGATAAAGTATCTGTCAATCTTTTCTGCACCAATAGGTGTGATATTTTGACCATCACACATATAGAAACCATCGTCTGACAGGAAGAATGTAATACCTTGGTACTGAGCAATTGAACCAGATACCATACATCCCTTACCACGAGAGATATTGTCAAACTGGAAAATGAATGGAGTTCCAACATAGCTCATGCGATGGATAGCACGCTCTAAGAACACAAGTCCAAACTCACCACCACGGATGCCAACAATCTGTCCACCATCAGGAATGTCCTGATAATCAGATTGAGTGTTTACGTCCTCAGTCCAGTCTGTTTCATTGTTAATAGCTGACCAGCGAACACGATATTGCTTTTGTTCAGCAGATTCGTATGTATTAGCCACAACAACAAAATCACGAACAACAGTAATGTACTTGGCTACAGGCGCAGTTGCAGACAAATCAGCAAATGATGTAGATGTTCCTAAAGTCCAAGACTGTAGCTTTTGTGAATTGTTAGTTGAAATAATGGTAGAGCCAAACTGCGTAAAACGAACCTTGTCGTTAGTTCCAGTTGTCATGCCTGACTTAACTTGCGTAATAGCACCAACACCACTTACTGTGTAAATCTTTGTAGAGCCAGCAGCAAATAATGCTGTATCTCCATTTGGTTGTTTGGCAGCATACAGAGTAGTTAAGTCCTCAGATGCAGCAGATGTAGAAAATGTAACAGGCGATGGAAATGGCCCATATCCAATAGCCTGAGATACAACATTCTTAGCGTCAGTTAAAGCACCTGAAACGCTAGGTTGGTCAGGCATCCACTCACCAAATGTTAGTTTTGTCGTAGCCATGTGTTACTTCCTTGCGCCTGAATTGTCCAATCGTTGTCATTAGCAGCAACTGGTGTCCATGTATTTGAATCTCTTGAAACTACAGTCCAAGTATTAGAGTCTCTGCTTACTGGTGTCCATGTGTTGTCATCCACGACAACAGGTGTCCAATTGTCACCAAGGATAACGCCATTCGCAGTAATCGTAGCAATTGCAGTAATCGCAATTACATTTCCATATGTCGCATTGGCTTGTGCTGTTACATCAGCCGTAGCCTCAATACTAGCTACCGCATCTCTAACTTTAATTGCTTCAGCTGTAACAGTTGCTGTAGCGTCAACACTAGCAGAAGCATTTTGCTCACGGATAGCAGATGCAGTTACTGTTGCATTGCCAGTAACACTAGCCGCACCTTCAGCAACCAAGCCACCATTTGCAACAACATCTGCTGTGCAAGTAATAGATGCAACACCATCCTTGATGATTCCACCATTAGCAGTTACATCAGCACTAGCAGTAACACTACCACTTGCAAACTGAACCCTAATAGCATCAGCAGTAACAATCGCTACTGCATCAATTCCTACTGAAGCATTTTGTACACGAATACCTGCACAAGTAGCACTTGCAGAACAATCTATGCTTGCACTCGCATATTGAATACGAGTCGCATCTGCTGTTACTGTCGCTGTTCCATTTACTGCCCCAGAACCATACTGAACCCTAGTTGCATCGGCTGTAACGCTTGCAGAAGCAGTCACAGACCCATAAGCATCCCATAGGGTTACTGATGTTTCGTAAAGTGGACTATCGAGTGTGAGTGTTAAGTCATCAATGCTTGACTTTAATTGGTCAAGCGAATCAATAGTCCATGGAGGCAGTAAATCAGCCATCTCACGCCAAAGTAACGCTCAATGAACCAGCAGCAATGCGGAACACATCGCCTGTAGCAATTGTTTTAGAAGCGTCTAGTGGTGTGTGATACAACAAGTTTCCACCTGTCAAAGCATCACGAATACCGACATAGGCAACAGTTCCCCAAGAGCCACCAGCTTGAGGAAACTCAATAGCAGCGGAATTGGTAGAAGCACCATTGCTAGGCGCACCAAAAGTAATTGACTGACGAGCATAGCTAGTGCCAGATACTTCAGTACCTGTATCAGCATCTGTAGGGTCAGACGTATAAAGTGCCAGATACACAGTTGTTGGTGCTGTGTATGTTGTTGCTCGCAATGTGCCGTTAATCAGCGCATTTTCGAGATAGTTACTCATTTCTGCCATAGTTTCACCTTGGAGTTAGTTTCATTGCTAAAGGAACGCCAGAATACTGACCTTCTTCGTCAGACTTGGCAAGAGATGCAATTGCTCTGTCGTACATAGTTCCCCATGTATTGATTCGTGCGTCATTCATAAGATAAGGCTCGGCCTCAATCAAAGACGCATAGAGCAAAGCATCGGGTGCAGTTGTCAGAAATACATTAGATGTATTGCTAGACGAGAGATATGCTGGCGCAGCAAAGTACAGCAGTTTTACTGTGTAAACAGCATCTGGTACTGGTGACATTTGAAAGTCGTTTGCAAGAATAGTGTATGACTTTGGAACACCAACTTCAGATGCTCTTGGGTCATTAGACAATGACGATGGGCTTGAATAGCTTAGTGGTGTCAAAGGATTAGTCACCACCACAAAGTCACGCACTTGCAAAAAGTCAGCAGGTAACTCAACAGTAGAATCATTGGCTACTGTTGCAGTTGTTACTGACTTCAACATCTGGCGAATACGCAACTCTCTACGGAGGCGATTTTCAGCAAATGTAATAAAGTCTGGAATTTGTGAAGTCAAGTCAGACCTAGCCAAATAATTGGCTACTGAGGTCTGCAAGTCTGAATAGGTTGAGAGGCTCATACCACTCCTGTTCGAGTTCTAAAAACTCGGTTATCACGCTCATTTAACCATGCTTTGAATCGCTTTTCATCAAGAACAGCAAAGCCTCGCATAATTCCTTGTTTATTTAGTTCATCAATAACTGTTAATGGAATTGACGCAACCTTATTCCCAAACAATTCGTCTGACCATTTTGCTCGCTCGTCATAAGAGTTGTACTCTTTTTTATTCTGCTCAATAATGTCAGAAATATCTTGGCGAGTCTCAATAATGATGCCACCATCACCATCGGCATGAACAGCAGTTTGTCTAAAGTTTTGCATAACTCAATTCTATCAGTTTGACTAGAAAAGAAAATGCCCCAGAGGTTTAATTCTGAGGCATTTTTATAGGCTACACCAGATTAAGGTGTTACGTCAGCAATGATGCCGTGAGCAGCTTCGTTCTTCACTTCCAATGTGTACTCAGCCAACAACTGTGTTGACTCATTGTCGCCAGTTACAGCCAACTCGTTGGTCTGGAAAGGACGCAAGTAAGCAACAGCAGCCATATCAGGGTCAAGCACAAATGCTGTCTCATCGCATGAGTTGGTAGAAGTCATGAAACGATTGGGGACAACAGAAATCGTGCCGAAGTCGCTGAGATAAACATCTGCCGCCGCAACGATTGTAGTGGGGGCATTTGAAGGGGCCATAAAGCGTTGAGCAGCGATACCAGCAAAAGCAGAAACTAATTGCTTGTGTGCAGGATTAACCATCAATACTTTAGGATTGCCACCAGAAGCGTAAACTTCCTTGATAACAGTCTTCAAGATGTCTTCTGTGAAAGTGCGATTTGTGCCGTTGGTACGAGCAGTAGTGCCAGACGCGCCAGCAGAACCACCAGAACCAAAGTCACCATTGGTAGCCAACCATGCTTGCAGACCACCCAATTTACGAGCAGTAGTAGAGTCACCATTGGAGGCAACTTGGTTGCTCAACAAAGATGTTTCCATGTCACGCTTGATTTCGGCAGAGGCTTTAGCCAACTGGTAAGCCTTTTCAGACTTACGACCAGCTTTGTCAACTGACTGCAAAGTGCCAGAAATCTTGATAGTTTTCTGTGCAATCTGAGTGCGGTTACCAACACGTGTTGTTGGAGACATAGTAGCGTCAGATGCTGTTGCACCCTCAACTGCGTAGTTAGACAAAGAAGCAGCAGCCAAGCTGTCTGTTTGCCACTCGTGATAAACAGCAGTAGCCTTTGTCTTGCCAATGGAAGACATGAAAGGTGTGTCTGTGGGGCTGATGTTATAGATTACATCAGACAGGTCTTCACGCTGACCGATAGCGGTATAGGTTTGATATGTAGCCATTTTAAAACTCCAAATTTAAAAGAATCGTTCAAATGCTCGGGCTGCGTCAGTCACTTTTCCAGTTTCTCGCAGTCGTTGCATTACCTGTTTGTCTTGTGTTGACTTTGTAGGAGGCGCAGAAGTTCCAGAACGCATCATCTTAGGAGCAGCTTGAAGTTTCTTGGTTACCTCAGGCTTACTCTTTTGAAGTTGCTCATACTTCATTGCTTTATACAAAGAAACCACAGCACGAGAGTCATACACGGAACTGAGTTCTTGGTCAGTCCAACCAACAGACTTCGCATAGTCACGGATTTGTTTCCGAACCGCATCACCCTGTGGTGTAGCCAACTCAGGAATCAGACTAACTAACTTCTCAGATTCTTGACGCAAGTGGTTTTGCAGGGAAGCTTGATGCTCGGCTTGTTGCTGTTGGGCAAGGCGTTGCTGTTCGGCTCTCACTACTGCTAACTGTTTCTCACGCTGACTCTGTTCAGCTACCGCTACGGCATAGCCAATAGGGTCTGTTTCCTTTAGAACATCTAAGTCCACACCCCGATTTTGCTGCGTAAGGAAGCTATCCAACGCTTGCAACTTCTGGGCGTATGCCTGTCGCTCTTGTTTCACATACTCTAAATGTTGACGTTCAGCTTCAATTGCCTTACGTTGTTCAGCTAGAGCCTGAGACTTTTTAGTGTAGTCCGTACCTTGTTGGTAACCTTTGATAAGTTCATCGAGTTCGACCTCAACTTCCTCACCAGCAGCCTTGACTTTATATCTTGGCTTTGGTTGTTCTTCCTCGGATTCCTCCTCAGAATA